TGTCATGTACGGATATTGCGGTGGCAGATAGTCTCTGAATAAACCTGCCAACAAATTAAATTCTATCCGCTGTGAATAATGCAGTCGTTTATGGATCGCACTCATCACACGGCTACCACGCTCAAGCAGAGCTACGGTCGTACCGACAGGCGCTTCCTGATTGCCATCTCCTACCTGCATATCTCCAATTGATGCAAAGCGTCTGCCTGCATCAACGAGCATGCCTAACAAATTAAGTAATGTACCGCTTGGCTCCTTGAAAGGTAGCGGCATCAAAGCTTCACGCAATGACCCACCGGGTGCGTCCATGTCCCTGAACTCACCGGGCTGGATAGGCACATCGTCATCTCGAATACGAATGCCTCTGGCCTTAAAACCTGCAGGTAGGTTGGATAGTGTGCCTGCATCAATCAACTGTCTGAGTATTGAGGTAGCACCTCTAGACAGACCGCCAATCATATGGGTCAAGCCAAATCCGTAGAACCCTACCCCAGGTAAGAACTTGTAGTGAACAAAATAGTCCACTCTCCTGCGCATTGGATCATTCTGGTTGTAGTTTCTGCGAATCGACAAGATTGTGGACTGCTTTGGAAGAAGAGTAACGATGTAAGGTAGCTTTATCCCTGTCTCAATGCCTTCAGCGTCAACGTCCTCAAAACCGGGTATGTCAAGATCAATGTGCATCTCAAGGATTTCACATTCATCAGAGCCTGAATCACCTGACGGTTTAACGCCCTGCAACTCATCAATCTCTTCATTCACACCATCTGTGCTGTAAGAAGGACTGGATTGATAAGATATATCAGACTTGGCGTAAAAACCTGACTGCTGTAATTTTTTAACGTCATTGATCGACATATCAATAACATGGGTAATTCGTGTAGCGCTGTCTAAACTGGTTGCACCATAAGGTACAATCATCTTTTCAGACGGAATAAACCTTGATACCGGACGATCTAACGTCTGGTCGAAGTGAACCTTCCTGAATGCACTGCCTGATAAAGGCAGATAAAAAAGCATTTGGTCAGTCTCAGGGTCATACTCTTTCATCACCTGCGTGATTTGATAGTTCATGAACTCCTGAACTCGTGCGGCCTGCAGATCGGTGTTAGGGCTCATCATGCCCACCACCTGCGTTTTGACCGGACCACCTGGCGGCAACATCTCTTTGTATGCCTGCGCTTGGAACTGTGTGACTGACTCTGCGAGTAACGGATGAATGATGCCAGATGCACCCTCAAAAGGTTCAGTTCTCTCCTCGAACTTCATGCCAAGGAACTCAAGCCCTTCTTTGTACTGCTCTTCCCACTCCTTACGAGATGACCTATCGTCCTCGTAATCTGACATACAGTCAGAGTAAATACGCCCTAAATCAGCGTCATCAATCATATCCGCAAGGTTTGCAAAGAAGTCTCCGCCTTGCTCCATCATTGGTGCAGGGGGCATGCCTACAAGCATCGTGCCGTCTTCTAGTATTTCGTTCTGATCGTCATCAATGCCTGCAAAATATTCATCTACTTCAGGCTCTACATCAACTTCAATCTCTTTTGAGTTGTCCTCAATATTCAGATCAGCTTTATCTATATCGTCAACACCACGCTCAATGGCCATATGATTCTATCCCCACTTGGATTCCCATTTAGTTACCATGCCGCCTTTTTTCATTTTCTTTGGTTTTTTTCCAAGCACTCTTTCTTTTAGTTTTTTAACTTTTTCTCTTGTTTTAAGTAGAGATTCCATTTGATTTTTTCTTCTTTCTCTAGATTCCTCTATTTTCTTTTCAAATTCTTTTTCTTTTAAATTTAATTTACTTTCAGGAACTAGACCACTAGATTTTTTTCTCTGCTCTGTACGTTTTTCCATATTTTTTATAAAACGAGATCGAAGATAACCGTCAAGGTCTTTAACACCTTGAACTCCGTCTTCTTTAATAATTTCAGAAATTGACCTTTTATCTATACGATTAAGATCATTAACAACAAAGTCTTCAATTTCATCTTCACTTTTGTATAAAAATGCTCTAACTCTGTCACCTGCTTTGCCAGATTTTTTTAAAATTAAACGTATTGCTTTAGGTAACATATTTTAGCTCCATGTAATTTACTCTTCTTCAGTCTCTTTGTAGAGATTGTCAAATATCTGGTTTACGTCAAGTGTATAGTCAAGATCCGACTTGGAATAATGAATATGCTGTGACGGTTTAAAGTCTGGTGCGCCTTCTCCTGTAACAAACCAAGCAGGGTGCGTGACCCTGACTCTGTTATTCGGTAATGCCACTATGTTACCTGTCCACTTCCCTGCATCCAACAACTCCATCACATGACTTTGCTTATGTTGTGCAGGATCATCGCCTATTTCACTCTCCGTATAATCAACTGTAAAGAGATATCTTGCAGGATAGAACTCACCGTCTATCTTTGCAATCCAAGGACAAGGCGTTGCCCGATCCAATACATACACTGCGTGGTGTCTGGAAGAACAATCCCATGGCTGTGCAGCCCAGACCGGCATAGGTTCAGGCCAGTCTTCAAAAGTGCTATCCGCTACCAGAGCCGTGATGGGCATCCTTGCCCACATCGCACCACCGTGTACGTTCTCTTCTCCCTCCTCCTCATCAGCTTCACACCCTGTGAAGATAACTTGAAAGCTTAAACATCTGTTTGGCATGGTAGTCACGGCAATGACCATGGCGTGTAGAAACTCACCATGGTATCGCTCGTGATTTACCGTGTACTCTCTCCTTACCCATGCCTTAAAGTAAGGAATATTACTTTGTAAATACGCCATATTTTTTTATCCATTTACCCAGTTGCGACCCTCAAAAGGGTCAAAAGTTTATCTTCCTCGTAAAGCTTTACCGAATCCGCGCTTGGCTATGCCAACGCCTCTTACTGATCCTCTACGAGCCGTTCCGCCTTTAGACATCTTACGTGGCTTAGTCATTCCTCCCTTTGACATCTTACGTGGTTTTGTTATTCCACCTTTAGACATCTTGCGAGGCTTAACAGGCCCACCTTTGGCATAGCCTTTCTTTTTAGGCATGCCTCCGTCTTTCATGTACCCCATTTTGTTTCTGACTGCGGTAGGCAACTTCTTCAAACCTTTTTGATCAGCACCAGCTTTTTTCAAAGTTCCGCCTTTAGACATCTTGCGAGGTTTGGTCATGCCACCTTTAGACATTTTCCTCAAAGGGCCGCCTTTAGATTTACCTTTAGATCCCATCATTCCTCCCATTCTCTTGCCTGCAACAAGATCAGACTTCTTGGTGGGGCGTGTTCCCATTCGATCAAATGCATTGAGATACTTTCTCAAATCACTCTTCTTGTTAGGATCTAGGCCAAGCCTAGTCAACTGCTCACGAGTGACATTGGCCAGCTTCTTGCCTCCCCTCGTGACATTACGATCTTTCGGACCTTTACCTGTAACTTTTTCAAAAAGAGAAGTCTTAATTTTAGAAGCAGCTTCTTTCTTCTTGGCATCTGCTTTCTTCTTAGCGGCAGCTTCCCTTTTCTTTTTTTCAGCGGCCATTCTTTCTGTTCTTGCTTTTGATGTCCTAGCAAAACCAGCTATCTGGCCTCTAGCTCTTTCGTCTGCTTTCTTTTTGTCGGCTGCTTTTTGTTTCTCTCTACTGCTATCAGTAACTGCTCTACCAATTCCTGCTGCACCTGCAGCAGTTAACGCAGCGCCTCCTATAAGAGTTTTAGCCTGTCTTCCTCTAGAAGCTTCAGTTTTTCTTCCTTTTAATTCGCCAGTTTCTTTTTTCTCTGTTTTTAATCTTCTTTTAGTTTGTTTTTCAAACTTAGGTTTCATTCCTTCAGAGTATGCCTTTCTACCTCTTTTGGTTTCAAAAGGATTAGCTTGTTGTTCTTTTTCTTTTTTCCTTCTTTTTCTTTGTTTTGCTTTGAGGGCTTTCTCTTCCTCTTTTAATTTTTTAGGAGTGAAAGCTTCATCAACTTTCGATCTTGCATCTTTAACTTTTTTAGAGCCTTTTTTAACGCCCTCTCTCAATAACGCTGCTATTGCTTTTGTTACCATGGCCGTGGTCCTTTCTAATAGTAGGAAATCTTTTTTCGGTACACTTCTTCTTCAACCTCGTCAGACTGAAGCGATATAAAGTTACCTTGTCTAAATCTTAGTACAGCTTGTGTCATAGAGTCTACATAATCATCGTGTTCTCCAAAAGGAAAAGATGCACATTCTTCGATAACTTCTTCTGCAAACAAGAAATCGGGAGCCCAAACAAGTCCTGACTCAAAAACAGGACTGGCAGAGTGAACCCTTGTCATCTTGTCGTTCCCTCGACTGGGACGATAGTTCACAACAGGGATACCCATCATGCGGAGCTCGTGTGTAAGGGGCGTACCGCTGGCCTGAGACTCTATCAGGACCATGTCAGGGTTGTATTCACGGTAGGCTTCGTAGGCAACGGTCTTCAATTCAGGGAAATCCCACCTGCCACGCTCTGCATTCAGCAGGATAATCGCATCTGCCATGCTGTCACCTGGACTAAACACGCCCCAAGTGGTAATCGCACTGTAATCTGCGTTTTCTTTCTTGGAAAAAGCGGTATCGTATGACTGAATGATGTAATGACAGTGGGGTGGTGCGTCTTTGGTCCAGATATTCCACCATTCTCTCTTAATAATCGCCCCTTCTTCCGAAGTGGGGTTCTGTTGGTACTGCGCATTCCACTTCATCACCGGAATCGAGGCCTTAACCGACTCTAATTCCTCTTTTTTCCAGAATTCTGGCCACAATACGTTGCCTGAGTCCTCAAAAATTGCAGGTAATTCAATAACTTCCCAGTTATCTGCGTGATTTTCGGCCTGTCTGCCCAATAATTTGCCTGTCAGGTCGATGGTAGACCAGCGTGTCATCACGATAACGATGGCTCCGCCAGGCTGTAGACGCTGTCTGGGGCCAGATGTGTACCATTCGTAGGCTCCTTCCATGGCAGTCAGGGATAATGCGTCTTGTTCAGAGTGCGGATCGTCAATAATTAATAAATCTGCACCCCGGCCTGTGATGGCTCCACCGACACCTGCTGCGAAATATTCCCCCCCCTGTGATGTTTCCCACCTTCCGGCAGATTTTGAGTCAGCCGCCAAAGAAACATTATCAAACATCCGCTTATATTCCTGCGTGTCCATAAGGTTCCTTACCTTTCTACCGAAACGTATGGATAAATCAGCGGTGTGGGTGGTCTGCATGATCTTCATGTCAGGTTTAAGTCCCATGATCCACGATGGGAAGTACACAGAGGCGAATTCGGATTTGGTGTGTCGGGGAGGCATGTTGACGATTAAACGCTTACATTTGCCTTGAGCAACCTCTGTGAGCTTATCTGCGATGAGGCGATGGTGTTCGCCCTCAATGAACCCATCCCAGATGTACCGGACGTACTCCATGAAGGATTCCCTGCACTTGTCCTGTGACTCAAGAGTAGCAAGCCTCTCCTTGAGCATCAGGATCTCTTTCATCTCAGATTCAGGTATATGGGCAAGACTGCTCAAAATACTTTTTTCACAGGATTGTATGTGGTGATTGATATTATATATATAACATTATCTGCGCAACACGTTGGGGGGGGTCGGGTCTAGAAAAATAAAAATCGGCAAAATTCAAGACCTGGCCCCTAGGGAACCTAGTACTGTATAAACGTACAGTAGATAGCTGCAGCCATAGAGCTCGTCTAGTACTGTATAAACGTACAGTATGACAACTCGTTCTAGCTGCACAAACCGTGCCAAGTCTAATATTTTTTTGCAAGGTTAAAAGATAATAAAAGTTTGCAATGTTTTAAAAAATGCTTATAATCGGATTATCTTTTTTAAAAAGATAAAAACTTAAAACAAACTGAGGAAAGAAAGATGGAAGATTTAATAAAAGAAAAGATTCAATTCGATAATGACCGAAAGATTGTTAAAGATTGGGAAGCTTCAAAACCTCAACACGTAAAAGATGCAAAGAAAAGAATGAAATCTTTTCAAGCGAAGTTTAGAAACGAAGTTAATCCTCTTCTTAAAAAGAATCGGAAGGAGAAAAAAATCGAAATCGTTAAAAGGAAGATACATCTGTTTGATGGCAATGATTACGAAGTAACACAGAACGGCAGTTTACAGTTACAAACTGTTTATAGAAATATCGCTTTTGGCACAACGTTATTAATGCCACAAAAGGCAACGAATCGGATCGACATTCGATAAACCCATCGGGGGGAGAAATCCCCCCAAAATTTTAAACTAAGGAAAATAAAATGTTATCTAAAATACTATCAATCATTATGTCGGCATGGATCGGCATTACTATTGTTTGGATCGGATCGGAAGTAAACACGGTTAAAGGTTCTTTAATAGTAGCAACATGTTTCTTCTCTGGCATGTTTGCTTATTGGTTATTGGATTACTTAACCGAATCGGAAGACTAAAAAATATGGGGGAGAAATCCCCCATTTTTTTTGTAATAAAAAGCTTATCCAATCGTTTAATATATGAAACGATAATGCTAAACTAAACATTCAAACTAAGGAACTAAACAAAAATGACTAAAGAAACCGACGTTATTAATACACTGCCAGAAGCTTGGCAGAAATTAATTAAAGATACTCCCAAAAAATCAAAAGATTTATTTGTCGATATACTCGCTCAAACTTTACTAGATGAATCTATGAAAACTGGCGAGAGTCCAACGACAATTGGAAATAGATTGTTAAAAGATAAGGGAGAAAAATAGATGAGTTATAAAGCATTTGTCATCAAGTTAATGGATCTAGTTAAGCATAAAGAAAAGGCGGAAGCTTTATCCGAAAAATGGAAAGAAGTTAAGCCATGGGCAACACATCATTGGTATAAAAAAATCGTTGATCATCTAGATCAGCATCCAGAATTTACCAAACAATTAGTTAAAGGGCGCTCAGTATGAGCGCTTCACCTATTAAGCAATTCATCTTTAAGAATCTTACTCCACATAAATGCACACGCGAGAGTTGTGGGACAAATCATAATTCACACCATGACGGCTGCCTAGAATTAGATA